AGTTAATACCTACTTTAAAAAATACGAAGTCAAGATAGATAATAAGTCTCGAGGTAACGATACATGTTTTATGAGGGAATGCGAGATTGATTTTAAAGATGCAGCAAAAAGAAAAATCTATATGCGGGAAATTCCTGTTGGATATCAAACCACCAAGACAAAGAAAAAAGCGACTGAGTTAATTATCAGTAATTTTAAATTACCCCCCTTTAAGAATCCGAAAGCAAAGAGGTTAAAATTGATAAAAGCGAGGACGAAGATTTTTAAGCAAAGAGAGTTAATTACACAGGAAAAAACAGATGAAAATTTGTCCAGCTCTATACCATACAATTTACCCATACGCTTTGACGATCATTGAAGGCGGCTGGTTTACTTGGGCCAAGCAGACTATCATTGTCCAATGCCCTCAGGGTAATGTCTGGGTCAATATCTCAAAGGATAATATTATAGTTAACCGGGCCCGGGACTGCCCGATGCACAAGGAGCAAGATGTATTCCTGTTTTCGGAGTTTATCTCCGACTGTAACTACAATCCGGACCAGAAAAAGGTGTAAGTATCATAAGAGAAAGAATCAGATGTATAGACAAGAGGACCTTTGCGGCCAGTTCTGTCTAGATGCTTTCTATATTGCTTATCCTTATTGCCTGGCACTTTTATATAACTGCATATCTGATATTTTTGAAGTTAGATGTCCGAGTCTTACAGGGATTAAAATGAGGATAGAAAGGATCCCGCGCAGCTGGTTTAGGTCTCGACGAGCCTTAAAATGGATCCTGGGGAAGATTCTATTCCCTATTGACTGGGCTGACTGGCAGATAAAGATATCAGTAACAGAAGAAGGTAACTGTCCCTACTTAAAGATTCATGATGCAATAAATTTTAATCTTAATGATCCTAAGATTCTCTGTCCGGCATCTTTTCATACGATATTCCCGAGGATGAGAGGAGAGATCTGTTGTCCTGACGAAAGAGGGCAAATTTACCATATCAGATAGGAGAAAATATGGTTTTTGTAAAAGGACATAAGACTAATATTGGGAGGCGTTCCCTTGAACAATTATGGGAGAGGGTTAGTAAGGAGGAGAAATGAGAAAAAAAACTACTACTTGGAAAAATCAAAAGCATACTTGGGCAAAGTATAAATTCCCCGATACAAATAAACTTCCTATTTTGTGTTGCAGTAATTGCTCTAAAAATCCTTGTGGAGTGCTTTTATATAATAAAAAGTTTAATCTATTTTGCAAATATCATTCAAAAAGAATGTCTTCGCCCAAAGTAAGGAGGTAAACAGATGAAGAAGAAACGAGAATGTAATATTGAAACTTGCCCAATGTTCGTTGGTCTCTTCCTTGAAGGACAAAAGATGAGTGGGCAGGCAAAAGAAGCAATAAACAAGAAATTGATAAAATGGTTTAAGATGAGAAAAAGATTAAATTTTTTGCCAAGGAGTTTGGTTTTAACGAGATGGGTTCATAAAGACTGGAAATCAACAATCAAAACTTATGGATTAGAAATGTGGCTAAGGCATTATACATCTAAAAAGAAAATGGGAGAGTGCGATGTAACAAGGGAGTTAGGAGCAATTAAAGTCCGTATCACCATAGCCCAAATTAAATAGCCCAACTAAAAAGGAGGGGGAGATTATTTTTGATGGGAGAAAATATAGAGAGAATATTCATTCTTATAATTCTTAATTTAATTGTTTATTTTAGGCTCTTGCGTTATGGATACATAATTGATGACAACTGTATTCCTCAAGGCAAAGGCAAGAATTTCCTACAGACTTTCTGGTGGCAACTGACAAGCCGTAAGTATTCTAATCTTCAGGTAGAACATCTGCAGCGCCTCGCAGTCCACATTATAAACTCCTGTCTTATCTATATAGCCTTTGGCAAGACCGATGTCTCATTTTTGGCAGCCTTACTATTCAGCGTAAATCCCTGGGGCAACCAGGTCCCTTGCTGGCTTAATGCTATTGGATATGGCATGTCCTGTATGCTGGTCCTTCTAATGGTAATCTTTAAGGGTTGGGCTTGGGTGTTTTATCTCTTTACCCTTCTTTGGCACCTTACACCGGCCTTTGCGCCTTTCTTATTTCTCTATATAGGTCCCTGGCAGAAGGTCTTTATAATCATTCCTTATATGCTTATTGTTTTTTTATCCAAAGGCAGAGTTCCTCTTTACAAGGTCCAGGATAACGCTACCATGTTTGAGAGAGGAAAATACGCCACCTGGCCACTCACACATATCTATCCTAAAAAATTTATCTTTATCGTTAAGACCTACGCCTACTATACCCTCAATATTATCTTTCCCAGGAGGCTTGGCCTCTTTCACATTTTTGGATATTCTTTTGGTCTGGCTACTACCGATACTAACAAATGGCAAAAAGTCTGTCCTTTGTTTTTTGCCGGAATAGGATTGATGATTACGAATCTCTATTTGATCATAAGATTCTGGGGGACTCCTTTAAGCCTAGGTCTTTTTTGGTATAACCTGTTTATTGGCCAGTGGTGTAATTTTGTGATTCTCTATCAGACTATCACGGATCGTTATTCTTATCTGGCTCAGGTAGGGATGATGTTGGCTTTAGCTTATATACTCAGCATTATGCCTTATGGATACTATATAGCCGCCGTATTTTTGACTTTCTACACCACAAAGCTCTCTTATTACTTACCTGCCTTTAAATCGATGGAAGATTATATTGATATGAATTTGGTAGAATTCCCGGATAACTATGCCTGCTGGAATTGGGTGGGGATATTGGAATCTGGTAAGAATAGGAAATTCTCAGCCATCCGGGCTTGGGCTAAAGGATTGCATTACAGACCTAATGACTACCGGCTTAATTTTAACTTAGGACAGCTCTTAAGGATTATGGGTTATTTAGATGAAGCAGAGAAATACCTTTACCAGGCCGGTCTTGCACTTCAAGATGAGAAAAGGTTGGATCGCAGGTTAGGAGAGGTCCAGGCAATAGAGGAAGCCTTGGGGGATATAAAGAGAAGGAAAGCGGAGATCAAGGCAAGGCGCGCAGGGATTATAATTGACAGGCCCGAGGGTGGAATAATAAAGCCATAAGGAAATAGTTTGTGGGAGACATAATAGAGTTGAATTTTGGGTAACCCAACCGATTAAATATCGGCTCAAGGAGTGAAATGCTGGATCTCGAAAGCCAGTGCAGGTGGCCAAGTCCTCTTAAAGTGAGAGGTGACGAAATCCTGTTTATGTCTCCCGGTAAAATTCCATTTAAATCTTATGTCTGAAGAAAAGAACTGCTGGAAGATTTTAAAACTTCTTTCTAAACTAGCACAACCCAATAAGATTGAATATGAGATTGAGCATAAGGATGGGTTACCTTTTAAAGTCAAGAATTTAAAGATTGAGGAAATTTGTCTAGAGGAAAAAATAGATTTTATAAAAGAGATTTTGCCCGATTAGATAGGTCTTAAAGACCCGATTTAATAGGCAAGGATACACAATAAAAAAGCCGTATTGCTCTACGGTTAGTGTCCTTGCCTTTTTTATTTTATGGTAGAAGAAAAGATATTACCTGTTTCCTATATTCATGTAAGCATACCCCGCAAATTCCTGCAGAGATTACTCTATTCTCATAACTTCTTGACACCCAAAGAATATCGAAAAACCATACGGAATTTAAGGCAAGTGGAGAGGGCAATTAACCAGTTGTTTCATGTGCGTTCTATCGACGAGAAAATACTTTTAAAATCAAAGGCTTCAGGATAATGAAGTTGTTTTTATTCGTTTAATATATCATGCTTTAATCAGTATGGCCATAAATAAGGGTAAGATAAGGAAAAAGAAGAAGGTATCCGTCAGAAAAGTCCAGCGCGATAAAAAGGGCCGATTTGTTAAAGGATATCCGGGAAAACCTAAAGGCGCAAGATCTGCTTTCTCTCTTGAAGTCTTACAGGAAGCGATCAGGAAGGTAGAGAAAGAGGAAAAAAAGAGTTTATTTGAGCATTTCGTTCGCCAAGCCTTTAAGGATAACAATATCCTGATTGCCGTGATGAGGAAGTTTATCCCGGACCGCAAGCAGACTGACCTTGAGCCAGGAGACGACTTAAAGGACTTTTTACGCATCTATTTACCGAAGAAAGATGAAATTAAACCAAGTTAAATATAAAAATAACCGGCCATACATTGAATATATTCGTAAATCTGGAAAGATTGTCTTTGATGGGAGTAAATAATGGAGTGGAGGCCGCAGAAGAAACAAGAATTGTTTTTAAAATCCTCTATTTTTGAATTGCTCTACGGAGGCGCTAAGGGCCCGGGCAAGACCGATGCCCTGCTTTTTGATGCTACCTATCAGATAGAAAAGCCTTACTATAAAGCAATTATCTTTCGCAGGACCTTTCCCAGATTACAGGAAATAATTGACCGGTCTCATCGTTGGTTTGCCAAAAAAGCAGCATGGAATGGAGATCTGCGCCGGTGGACCTGGCCATCCAGGGCCTTTCTGCAATTTGGCCATTGTAAGAATGAACAGGACAAATACGATCACCAGGGCAAGGAATATCACTACATGGGTTTTGATCAGATTGAGGAATTTACAGAGACACAGTATTTATTTCTGACTGCTCAATGCCGTTCTGTCAATCTTGATATCACTCCTTTTGTTCGCTTGACTGCTAATCCGGGGAATGTCGGACATGCCTGGGTAAAGGCAAGATTCATTGACAAACTTACTCCGGATGGCAAACCTAAATATTTTAAAAGAGTAAACGACGAGGATATCGAGACTACTAAAGGCGATTCTGACGGAGTGGCCAGGGGCTATATTTTTGCCACCATTTATGATAATCCTATCCTGCTTAAAAATGATCCTGGGTATCTTGTAAGACTAAAATCCCTTCCCGAGAAGGATCGTAAAGCCCTTTTGGAAGGCGACTGGGATATCTTTGTCGGCCAGTTTTTTGAGATGTGGCGCAGACCCATTCATGTAATCCCATACTCAAGATTTATTGAGATGATTAACGAATTGCCTTTCACTAAATTCATGGCTTTAGATTATGGGTATACCAAGCCTGCCTCAGTAGGATGGTATTGCGTTCTGCCTGAAGGCAAGCTTATCCGATACAGGGAACTGTATGTTGAGGGTTATACTTATTTTGACTTAGCGCATTTAATCTTAAAGGCAAATGAGAAGGCCCAGGAGACAAATATTAAATACATGGTAGCGGATCCGTCTATCTGGGGGGATAGGCAGCACCATGATAAGCATCTTGAGGCAAAGGAAGGGGAGGCCAAAGGTAAGTCAGGATATCAGGTCATGCAGGAGATTATTGGCGATAGATTCCCGATAATCAAAGGCGATAACAGAAGGATTGTAGGTTGGGTGAGGTTTAAGGAGGCGCTTAAACCTTATCTTAATCAATTTAAGGAAGTAACTACGAGATTTTTAGTTACCGATATCTGCAAACATTTTCTCCGCACTATTCCCGGCTGTATTCACGATGAAATCAAACCGGAGGATTTAGATACATCTGGCGAGGATCACGGCGCAGATGAAGGAAGATATGCAATCATGTCTACCCCGGAGATCCCTATTTTACTTGGGCCTGAGCCTTCCAGGGCTGTGAAATTCTGGTCTACGGTAAAGAAGGATATTGAAAGATCGAAACCTTTTGAGGAAGAAGAAGTGCATGCTGTATCTGAAGAAGGGGCAAGGAGGATATAGTGTTTCATGTAAGAGAAGGATTCTGTTTTGATAAATTAGGAAACGGCGATGTCGGATTATATAAAGATGGTAATTTACTTTTAACTATTGATAAAGATAGCTGGTGTTCTGTAGTTGCTTCTATGTCTTCTCGAGGGGACAATCGAGAGAATTTTGAGAAAGCTAAAGAATTTCACTTTGGTCAGATTAGTTAGATTGGAGGGTAGGATGTTTGGTAAATGTAAAGGTTGTGAGATTTTAAAACAGGAGAACGCTTATTTGAGGAAGTTTATCGATAGCCTTCTGCTTAAATTAAATATGCAGCAGATAGAAGCGCCGGCAGAAAAGATCTCGGGAGTCAAAGAGCCTGGAGAAGAGGAGATTCAACTTGGCCCACACGCTGAGAGATTTGGTCTCGTGGATTAAACAGAACATCCGGGACTGGCGGATAAATAGATTAAGGAAAGGGGCATTAAAATACATAAATTTATTACATCGGGCCATGATCATAGAAGGATACCCGAGGCACAAGAGGAGACAATTCTGGAGAAAATTTATAAGTGATGGGATGTTTTATCAAGGGGAGGAATAGAATGGACTATGGAAAGCGTAGCAATGGCACCCCTAAAGGAAAGGGGTATTTTGGGGAAATTAAGGCCCCTTGGGGGAAAATATCTACGGAAATATCTATCGGAGTCAATATAGATGGTAAAGAGATAGAGATCCCGAGTCTTGTGCCTACTTTAGATAAAAGCGAAATAGATTATCTTATTAAAGGAGGTAAGCCAACGAAAGCTATTATAGATAAAGCAGTAGAACATGCAAAGAAGAGAACTAAAGAAAATAAAAGTCCCTTTGCTCAAGAAGGAGAACAGGCTTCTTATTCAGAGAGACAGCTAGGTAAAGAGGCCGGAAGGCAGATGGGTGCTAATAATTTAAGTCAATATGATGATCTTGGCGGGTTTCATGCTAATGAAGTTAAAGGTAATATAGTTAAGAAATAAGGAGACTTTATGGCTGACGATAAAGAAAAGAACGATAATCTATCCGAAGTAGAACAATGTCAAAAGTGGAGTAAGGACCGCGATACCATCCAGAAGAACAGGTCCTCTTTTGAGAAACAATGGCTGGTAGATATCTCTTTTCTCTACGGCAAACATTATTTTATCATAGATAAGATGGCTACCTCCGGCCTTGAGGAGAGGGTGCATTGGGAATTGAAGAATGAGTTGCGCCAGAAGAAGGTTCGCAGAACCTGTAATTATATCCTGCCGTTATTTAGAGCTTTACTGGCCCGGCTTTTAAGCATGAAGGCTAATATCATGGTAGATGCCACTACCAGTGCAGAGAGGGATAAATCTTCTGCACAAGTATCTCAGGAGGTCTTAGAGGATTTCTGGCAGATGGTAAATAAACATAATCCTAATCTCTGCCAGGACTATGCCGGGATGCTTATGATTCAAAAGAGGCTTTTTACATATATTCTGGCTATCGGCACCGGATATTTAAAGCCTTATTTTAATCCTAAAATTTATGCTAAGACTTTCTTGGAGAATGAGATTGTTGAACCGACTATGCCAATCGGAGAGGTAGAGACAAAGGTCAGGCATGCTTTCGATGTATTTGAGGATCCCATGAAGCAGTATAAGATTGAACAGTCAGTCTTAACCGTAGATGAGATTCAAGAGCAATACGATGAGAAACTTGAGCCTGAAGAGATTACTATGACCGAGGCAGAACAAAGGCTCATCAATCTATTGGAAGAGACCAAGACTGAGAAATACGAGAATGCGATCCGGATATTTGAAAGATGGAATATTCCCTGTTCTCGTTATCCCAAAGGCCTGTATGCGGTCCACACCAACAAAAAGATTCTATTTAAAGGCGATATCCCCGAGGAATATAAAGGCAGGATTCCTCTATTTAAATTTACTTATCTCGACCTTCTTTTTTCGTCCTTTGCTCAGGGGATGATCGAGCAAGTTATCTCTTTGCAGGAGGACCTTAACTATACCATTACCAGAATCGCTGCCTATAAGAAATGGATGGCCGGCAAGATTATGGTAGATAAGAATGCCAAGCTTGAGACTAAATGGGACGATGAGATCGGTCAGATCATTTATCATGCTAACGGAGTTATGGCCCCTAAATATGACGCAGGTCCATCAGCGCCTCAGTATTTGTTCGAAGATATAGCCAGGATTAGAGGCAATATGGAGGATATTGTCAGTGTCCATGATGCTTCTTTAGGCAGGATTCCCGAGCAGGCAAAATCCGGAGTGGCAATCGAAGCATTATCCGAAATGGATGCCGGAGCATTATCTCCGGACTTGATTACCATTGAGCAGCAGTTAGCTTTCTTTTCTGAGACAACCCTGGATATCATGGAGAAGAAATACACAGAACCCAGGATCTTAGGGATCACCGGAGAGGAATTCGGAGTAAAGGTAAGGACCTTTAAAGGAGAAAATGTCCAGGGCAATCGCAGGATCAAGATATCTTTAGGGTCTGCATTACCATCCTCAAAGATGGAGAGACAGAAATACATCATGACCCTCCAGGAAAAAGGTTACATCGATATAACCAAGGCCAGGGAATTATTGCAGTTCGGGGATGTTGAGGGGATCTATATATCTCTGGATGAAAATTTGCAGAAGGAAGAAAACCAGCATCTGCTTGAGCCTGGGGTGAGTGTCAATGTAGAGGAGTGGGATGATCATACTATCCACCTTAAGGTTATTACTGATTTTATGAAGACCAAAAGATATATGGGTTTAGACCAAACGATAAAGCAGAAATTTATTGAACACAGGAAGGCTCATCAGACTTATTTATTACAGGAGCAGGAGGCTGCAGCAAGATTAACGCAAGGGCAACCTTCGGGAGGTAAATAATGCACTACAAAGACGGAACACCGGCAGCAGTAGGGGATCAAATAAAAGGTAAACCCTATAATACTGACCATGAGATAGTAGGTATCATGACATCGATCACGCCGGGGGCAGATAGTTGCAATTGCAAAGTGGCCTTTGTGGAAGTGAAAAACCTCGATGAGGTGATCATAGGAAGTCAGGGAATATTATCTTGTGATTTATCGAAATCTACACCGGAAAATCCTAGCGGAGAAAAGAAGTTGATTATTCTTCGAGAGGCTTACGGTCAGTGTAGCGACTTCTTAAAAGTGGTGTAATTACACTGAACGCGATGAAAGTGAGGTAAATAATGCCTTTACCAGCGACTTCGGATGTAGGCAAGATTTATGACTTTCTAAAACTGGAACACAAGTCCTGGCCACTTGCTAAGAAGAGGGCGGTGGCATTAGACCAAGCCAGAAGGCATGGAGCAGATATTAAGAAAAAGAATCCATACCAAGCGGCAGTCGATAGATCAAAGTGATTTTATTAACCATTCTACCAACCCCGGAGTCCCGGGGAGTAGAGAAAAGAGGAGGAAGGAATGTTTGAGTTATTAAAGATGTTTAAGTTTTTTGGGTTATTTATGCCGATTCTTTTTCAGGAATCTGCTACATCTGCCTTAGAAAAGGAATTAGGTCTTGGGTCAACTGGGGACGAGGAATTACTTAAAGACTTTACTCCTGCTGTTGGTCCGACTGAGGAAACCGAGGAAGCCAAGACTACCAGGATTGAGCAGGAGAAAAAAGATCATATCACTAAGAAAAAGGGGGATGCTGAGACCATTGAGATAGCAGGCCTCAAGATTAAGAAATCTGATCTGGAAGCCCACCAGATAGACCTGGGGGAAGGCCGCAAGATTACTTTAGCGGATTTAAAGAAGGGTTTTATGCTCAACGAGGACTACACCAAAAAGACTCAGGCCCTATCAGAGGAAAGAGAGAAACTCGGGGACCTGATTAAATTTGCAGATGCAGTCCGCAAGAATCCCAAAATGGTAAAGGCGATTGTAGGCCTTACCGAGAAGGGATTATCTGATGAGACTGTTTTAGATAGAGTTCTTACTGCCCTCGAAGGCAAGATTGAAGAGGCCAAGGAGGATCTTGATAAATTGCTGGAAGGAATCGATCCTGAATCTCCTGAAGGCAAAGTAATTAAAGCTCTTCAAGGCCAAGTCAAGACTTTAGAGACTAAAGTTACACAGATCGAGAAAGCCGGTAAGGATATAGATACAAAAATAACGGATAAAGAGACCACTGAGGCCATAACACACGCCCAGCAAGTCTTAAATGAGACCCTGGTGGTGTTGGCTGACCCTAAAAAGGGTGGTCTTGAATTTGATACGGAGACTGGTCAAAAGCTCTGGAGGATGCTGACTATCTCTTATCTTAAGGATAATCCTCGCGAATATGCGTCTCAAGAGGATTTTGTCAAAACCGTAAACGAAGTAGGCAAGCAGATGCACGCTGCCCTTCAAAAATTCGGGGAGGCAAAACTTAAGAAATACCTCGAAACCAAAAAGACTCCTATTCCAGAGGCTAGTGGAGAGGGAGGAGAGAAGCCATCAACGGTAACATTCGAGAAACTCCAGGAAGGGATTGAGAAGTCTTTAATTGAGGAGAGTCAGAAAAGAGGATAATTAAAGACGGAGGTTTACGATGGGTTTGACAATTAGTGATATTAGCGCGGTTTTAAAGAAACGAATTATCCCGGTCATTCAGAGTCAGCTGCCTATTGAGAATGTGCTTTTTAACAAGATCAAAAAGAATGTCGGGGTAATTATCTCCAACAACCAGATCTACATCGCGGCCAGGACTGGAAGGCACTCCGGTATATACTCTGTAGCAGAAGGCACCGAGCCATTCTCCGGCAAGGCTGCTTATGCACAGCCATATACTGATATGACCTATGCTTTCGGCACCTTGGAGTTGACTGACCAGGCTATTGAGGCTGCACAAAAGGGGGATGTAAAGGCCATAGCATCGATTCTTACTGTTGAAATTACCGCATTGAAGGATGATTTTAAGGCAGACCTTAACCGGATCCTGCATGGAGCAGGAGCTGGTAAGTTATGCCAGACTAACGGCACAGGCGCAAATTCTACTGCTTTGACCGTTGATACCCCTCCTTGCGGCGGAGATGCTACTCAGTATATCTGTGCTGGTATGTATATTCAGTTCGCCGCTGGGGTAACAGCGTTAGTTTCGTCGGTTAGTTCTGCGACTGCGATAGTTTTAGCAGCTGGAACAACCTGGTCTGACGATACGGCTATCACCAAAGCTTATGATGCTGAGGCTATGGGTTTAGCTGGGCTCATTGACGACGGAGATAATGTTGGAACTTGCCAGAATGTAATCAGATCTGCTAATCCTTATGCTGTTTCTCACACCTATGATACCGGTGCTACCTTGACTGAAGCGAACATGATTGCTACTTATTTGAAAACTACTCGTTACGGTGGGGCTAAGGTAATGTTTATGAATACTGGACTGTTTGCCTACTATGGATCTCTCTTGACTAGCATGAAGCGCGCACAAATGACAGATGTGTTATCCGGTG